GAAGACCTGGGCTTCGCGCCGCAAAGAATTGGACAGGCGCCGAAGACGCTATTCGTCTTTCGCTGCACCGAGCCGATGCGGAAGATCAAGACGGCAATCTTCGACATCAACGGCACCGACAATGCCGTCGAGCTACTCGCCGAGGGGCAGCAATTCGTCGCCAGTGGCATACACCCCGACACAAAAAAGAAATACCGCTGGAGCGACGACAGTCTAATGGACGTGACCGTCGAGCAACTGACCGAGGTGACGCCGCAACAACTGCACGACTTCATCGCCGTCGCCAATACGACACTCAGCCAATACGGCGAGAAGAAAGGCCGCGAAAGCAATGGCGCCGCTCAACTCGATTGGTTTGCGACGAATGAGTTGCAGGGGGAGGTCAGGGAGGTCGATGTCGCACTCGCCCACATTGATAATGACGATTGGCATTACGACGATTGGGTCCGCATGGCGATGTCCATCAAGGGCGCCGTCGGCGACGAGGGATATGAACTGTGGCACCGCTGGTCAAAGCGGTCGGATAAGTATGACGACCAAGAAACCGACCGCGTGTGGCACTCAATTAAAGACGTGAAGCGCGTCGGCGCGGGTTCTATTTTTTACATGGCGAGAGAAAATGGTTTCGATATCGGTGAGTTCCGGCGGGAGGAGAAAAAAGACCCCGTCGTCGTCGATCAGAAAACCGGACTGCCCGCCGGAATGTATCGCGCCTCGGAAGTTACCGGACCCGTGCCGGAACGCGAGTGGTTGCTCGACCAGTGGTTTCCTAAGAAGGCGGTCGGACTTCTATTCGGCCAGGGCGGCGTCGGCAAGACGCTTCTTGTGCAGCAACTCGCCAACTGCATCGCCGACGGTGAGCCGTTCATGGGCATCCAGACGCGCAAGATGCCGGTCTTGTGTGTCTTATGTGAGGACGACAAAGACGAGATCGACCGGCGGCAAATCAGCATTAACGAGTGGCGTGGCATTGAAGACGGTTTCGGCAGTGCGCCAGACGATCTCTATCTTTGGCCGAGGGTCGGCGAGGACAATATCGTCGTCACGTTCCCCAACGCCGGGGAAGATCAGGCGACGCAATTCTACGAGGATTTGACCAAGGCCGTCGAGACGGCCAGGGGCGAGGCCGACGAGATTTGTGTGATTTTGGACAACGCCACAGACTTTTTTGGCGGCAATGAAAACGTCCGCCGGGAGGTCAACACGTTCATCAAATCCTATTGCGGCAACCTTTGCACGACGTATAACGCGACCGTCATTCTATTGGCTCACCCGTCCCTCTCGGGGCTTGCCAGCGGGTCGGGGATGTCGGGGTCTACGGCGTGGGAGAACAGCGTTAGAAGCCGCTCATACCTCTCCAGGGACGTGGATATGGACGACGTGAGAACACTGTCGCGGAAAAAGTCAAACTACTCATCAATCAACGACGAGACTGACATTAAATTGATTTGGGAGGCGGGCGTCTTACAGGTGCCGCAATCCGAGGACGCCATCGCCAGGATTGAGGGCCGGAACGTCAAGCGGGCGATTCTACAGGCTATTGACGAGGCACAGAATACGGGGTCGCCGTTCAAGTCGAGGACGGGCCGGACAGTCAAAAATGCGCTGCCGAAAGTTGTCAATAACTGGAAACGCGGCGTCGTAATGAAAGCGTTTTACGACCTCGAAAGTGATGGTTTTGTCGTGCATGAAACGCGGAAAGGCTACCGCGTCAATAATTGGCCGAAATGGGGTTAAGTATATGAAAAACAATAAAAAAACCACTGTGTGCTTTCGGAAAACACACAATGGCGAAAGTTGTAGCAATATCAGAGACTTAACAATGACACACATATCCCCCCTATATATACCCCCTATGTGTGCGCGCCTTCAGCGCGGCGCACACATTTTGAGGCTCGGATGATGCGGCGACACAAAGTGAAAAAGACCGACCCGCTGTTGAATGCGGCGAAGGTCGGCAACGTCACCCACGAGCAGATTTATCACGCGCTGCGCCCACTTGATGAGATGGTGCATCGGATGGAATTACGTTGGGGGGCGGACAGGCTGCCGGGGCTAGTGGATGTCGATACGGCGGCGCGGTTTGGTTCCGCCAAGGCGAAACTCGACGCGGCGATTACCGAGAATGATGTCGAGGCCGTCAAGAAACGGGTCAAGGTCATGCTCCGCGCCTGGAAGTCGCTTGACGGTCAGGCCGCCGAGGCGGGGCATCGGCCAATCGACCCCGAAGTGTGGACGGTGAAAGTCGATGACGGGACGGCCTATGCGTTTGTGCAGTCAAACGCCGAGGCGTGGAAGACGACCAAGGAACTGAGAGACTGCCGCGTGTTCTCTATTGAGGAAGTGGCGCGGTTGCTCGACGCGCAGTGTAACTTAATCGGAGCGGTGAAGGATGAATTTCCCGATGCAAAAGTTGTCAGCGCCAAAAAGCGCGAACCCCTCGACGACGAAATCCCGTTCTGATCTGGCGCGTCGTGCCGTCGAGGAAGTGGGCGACGTTGCGGGGTTGCTGGGTTTGTTTTATACGGCGGCGGAGGTGGAGCGGAGGTTGCCGAGGGCGTATGATTTACGCGCCAAAGGGTGTTGGCCGAAGTACGCCGATGATCCTGATCTCGCGTTTGGTTACAACGACGCGGTCGTGACGCCGGGACCGGCGACAAGCCGGGAGGTGACGAATTATGATTTAGCGTTGCAAATTTCACAGTGGCTTGACGAGGATGACCGCAAGTTAGTCTGGGCCGCAAGTCACAGTGCCGCTAAGAGCGCCAGGGGGCCGCGCTGGAAGGCTATCTCCAAAATTCTGAGGGTACACCCCGCCACGGCGAAGCGTCGCACTGAGAGGGCTATTTTGGGCCTCTGGCACAAGATGTTGTATCTGTGTTGACGTTGCACACTAAATCTAGTATGTTTTTACTATGTTGGGATTCGTCCCGATACTCCTTAACTCTTTTCTGGAATTAAACTTAAAGGCGTCTCCTTAGAGGCGCCTTTTTTTTGGAGACCGTGATGGCGGCGCGACCGGCGAAGGGTAAAGCCAAGGTCAAAGTGACCAAAAGCGGCAAGCGGGTTAGTTACGGTCAATCTGGGAAAGCAAGGGGCGGGGGTCCGAGAGTGCGGGCCGGGACAAAAAAAGGCGACGCATATTGCGCTCGGTCGGCGGGGCAAATGAAGAAACACCCAGCGGCGGCGCGTAATCCAAACTCACCACTCCGATTGTCGCGGAAGCGGTGGAAGTGTGCGGGAGCTAAATCAAGGAAATCATGATGGCGAAGGTAGGTCTATATAAGCGCATCCAAAACAAACGTGAGCGGATCAAGCGCCAGAAAGCCGCCGGTAGAAAAGTGGAGCGTATGCGTAAGCCTGGGTCTAAGGGTGCGCCGACCGCGAAGGCATTTCGTCAAGCGGCAAAAACAGCGAAGAAAAAACGATGAACGATCTTCCCAAGATAACCATCAAGCAAGAGAAGTTTGCCCGCCAGTACGTTGGGCCGTGCAACGGCAACGCTTCGGAAGCGTACCGTAAGGTCTACAGTGCCGAGAAGATGAGCGACGAAGCCGTATGGGTTGCTGCTAGTCGCTTGTTATCTCACGCTAAGGTTTCGCTATGGGTAGATGGGCTAAAGGCCGCGTATCACGATCAGGAAGCCATCACAGTCGAGGAAATCTGCGAGAAGCTGCGCCACATACACGCGGGCGCGACGGCGGCGGGCCAGTGGTCGGCGGCGTCTCAAGCCGCGATGGGCCTCGCCAAGCTCGGCGGATTGCTGGTCGAAAAGCGTCAGGTGTCGATTGACGACGAGGGCGCCCATCTTGAGGCCGTCGAGGCGCTGGCGGATGCGCCGCGCCAGGACGACGACGCGCCGAAAATCGAGCCGCATATCGTCGACGAAGCGGCAGATGAGCAGCAAGAACGCGTAACGCATTGATATTAAACGTATGACCGTCAGGTAGATGACCTGACGCCACAGATTACGGGGCCGCGCAGGACGGGCGGCTGGCAACCGATTCCCTCACCTCTCTCCTCGCTGCCAGCGCCGAACGGCGGGTGCAACTCCCGCCCGGCTCCACCATTTGACCGTCGATGCCCCCCTTCGCAGAGAAGGCGGGGCGTGAATTATTTGTACCCCCCACGCATTTACTTGAAGGCACATATGGCGACCGACAAAAAAATCGCGTGGAAAAAATTCGTAGAACGCTACCGCGACGACCCGGCGGGCTTCGCCCAGAACGTCATCGCCATGCCGCCACTTGATTGGCAGCGCGAAGTGATGACCGCCGTCGCACAAGGCGAACGCCGTCTGTCTATCAGAAGCGGCCACGGCATCGGCAAATCGTCGTGCGCCGCCGCACTCATACTCTGGTTTCTCGTAACGAGATTCCCGTGCAAAGTGGTCGTCACCGCCCCCACGGCATCGCAGCTATACGACGCGCTTTTCGCAGAGGCCAAGGCCAGACTGAAAGAAATGCCTGCCCCGGTCAGGAAACTCTTAGAGGCGACCAGCGACCGCATCTATCTGAAAGCCAGCCCGACCGAGGCGTTTTGCAGCGCCAGGACGAGCAGCAAGGAACGGCCAGAAAGTCTCGCGGGCGTCCACAGTGAAAATGTCCTTTTGATTGCCGACGAGGCCAGCGGCATCCCCGAGGAAGTTTTTGAGAGCGCCGCCGGATCAATGAGCGGACACAATGCTACTACTTTGCTTTTGGGCAACCCCGTCCGAGCGACTGGGTTTTTCTATCGAACGCATACGGAATTGGCACATGATTGGTGGACAAGAAAAGTGTCGTGCGCTGACAGTCCTCTCGTCGCGCCTGACTTCTTGCGCGACATGGCTTCGCGCTACGGCGACCAAAGTAATGCGTACCGTGTCCGCGTTTTGGGCGAATTTCCTCAAGCGGACGAAGACACTTATATACCGCTTTTTCTAATCGAAGACGCCGTCGGCAGGGACATCGAGGTCAGTCCCGTCGCCCCGGTCGTCTGGGGTTTGGACTGCGCCCGCTACGGCAGCGACCGGAGCGCACTGTGCAAGCGCAAGGGCAGTCACATTCAAGAGATCAAGACGTGGCGCGACAAGTCAACGATGGAATTGGCGGGCATCGTTTTGGATGAATTTGAGAACACGCCGATCATCGACCGGCCACAAGAGATTTGCATTGACAGCATCGGCATCGGCTCCGGTGTTTACGACCGGCTGGTCGAGTTGGACTTACCGGCGAGGAGCGTCAACGTCAGTGAGTCGGCGTCGATGCAGCAAAAATATATGCGTTTGCGAGATGAATTGTGGGGCAAGACGAGAGAGTGGTTTGAGGCGAGGGAGTGCGTCATCCCCGACGACCAACAACTTATTCACGAACTGGCGGCCCCACGTTTCGCATTCACGTCATCAGGCAAAATCAAAATTGAGGGCAAGGACGAGATGCGTAAACGCGGTATTCGGTCGCCAGACCTTGCAGATTCCGTATGCCTGACTTTTGCCTCGAACGCCGTCGTCGGCGTCCACGGCAGCAAGTACGGCTGGAAGACATCAATCGAACCCGACACAAGTTACGTGGTCTAATATGGCTTATTACACAAATCTTCTCGGCATCGGACCCGAGGTGCCGGTCATGGCGATCCAGCGCCCCACGGTAAGCCCCTACGCGGCGGCGTACACACCGACGGGCATTTTACCGCTACCCCCAGCGCCGGTCGCGGC